AAGAAACAGGTAATGTTGTTAAGGATCAGCAAAAGTTTTTTAAAATGGATAAGTACCCTCATATCTATGCTCATATAGATGGCGTTGCATGGGCTGGAGTACATAAGGAAGGATTATTAGAATGCAAACACACAAATGCTTTCAGTAATTCAGGGAAGGTAGTCGATAAATATGCTGCACAAATTCAACATTATCTAATGGTAACAAAAGAAACAAAAGCATTTCTATCTGTCTTCTATGGCAATATGAAATATGATATCACTGAAGTGGAAAGCAATAAAGAATTTCAAAACAAGTTGTTAGCTGCTGAAGTTTTGTTTTGGTACTATGTAGAAAATAAGAAAGCTCCACCTGACTTGGTTAGTTGGAGTACATTCAAAGATCTAGGTGAAAGGATAAGTAAAAATGGTTCGAATAAAAAGCTCATATCCCTTCTCTCCAGGGTACAGTAAGACTGCTGATACTTCGATAGAAGCGGCAGAATTAATTACTGCTGGAGCTAAAACAATTCGCATTAAAGTATTCAATGTTATTAAAAATAAAGGAAGCTTTGGTGCTACTGCAGATGAGGTAGCTGAATTGTTAAATCTTAGTAGCTTTACAGTTAGACCTAGAGTGACGGAACTATATAAGTTAGGTGATATCCAACGACAAGATAAAAGGAAGAATGCTAGTACAAGAAATGCTTATGTTTATATAGTAAGTAAAAAATATAATACTGAAAGGAGTAATATATGATTGAAGATGTAAAAAATACAGAGCTATGGGATAAATTAAAACACACTGATCCCAAGTATACTAAACCATTTCCAAAGTTTGGTAAGACTCTAACAACAATTGATCCCATGTATCAGATCATGATGATGACTAGGATATTTGGACCAGTTGGTAAAGGTTGGAGTTATGATGCAAAGTTTCATTATACAGATGCAAATGTATTTGCTGAAGTTAAGTTAGTGTATATGATTGATGATATATGGTACAAATATGGACCAGTATCTTCGGTATGTGGTTTGTATAGGAAAGCTGGAACACTTGATGATGAAGCTCCAAAGAAAGCTTTGACTGATGCTATGACAAAAGCGTTCAGTCATTTAGGAGTAAGTGCTGATGTATTTCTTGGCATGTTTGACAACGTAAAATATGTTGAAGCCATGAAAGAGAAATTCAATAGCAATTCAGAAGGTATAAAAAGTAAGATAATTAAAATAATAAAGGAGAAAGAATGATAAACAAAGTCATTTTACTAGGTAGACTAGGTGCTGATCCTGAGATCGGAACAACCAGTCTAAACGCAAAGTTCGCCAAGTTATCTTTAGCGACTAATAGGTCGTGGAAAGAAAAAGATGGTGAAAAGAAAACTGTAACTACCTGGAATAAGATTAAAGTATTTGATCCTAATCTTGCAACAACTTTAGAAAAGTATGCAAGTAAAGGCACGATGCTTTATGTCGAAGGAGAACTGGATAACAGATCTTATAAGGACAACAATGATGTCCAAAGATTTGTTACTGAAGTTCTTGTTCCAAGGGTACGAGGACAAATTAGATTAGTAAGCGATACTAAAAAGCCTGTTGATGAAAAAGATAAAGATGCAGATGCAGATAGCTTTGACAATCAATTCTAGAATTTGATGGTAATGTATGTTCCATTAGATAGGTTTAATATCTCACCTTAAGTAGATAGAAATGTAATTAGATTTGTCTGTTGTAGGCGAATCTTTTACAACTTCGAGAGAAGGCGAACAGATAGATTTGTTAGACGAATATCTCCCTTACTATCACTCATTGGCTTAATGAGGTTCGCCTTCTTTAAAAGTGCGTTCCCTATACCATATAAGTTAGTACATATATCGCATGTACTATGATCTTAAAAAAATAATGAAAGAAAGAGGTTTGGATTTAGAGAAATGTCTTTCGTCAACTGATAGTTTGATGCAAGAGATAGTGCATGATATATTTTCAGGAACGAACATAGATCAATTACAAGTAGCTCTTATTTCTTCTGTGATTAATGTTGCTGACCTATATAAGTGTAAAGATTTTTCTATTCTATTAATGAAATCTGCTTTAGCTCAACTTGAATCTGAAGTTTTCATTGAATCAGGTGGTAAGCTCCATTAAAGCTTACTGATGCACGTTCAAATTGATAGGTACATAGACAAGGGATAGTCCTTAAATCGTAGTATACGAGGCTCTTATGGGCTTTTATGGGCTAGATATTCATCAAAGCAAGACTTTTCTATGGAATGACAGAAGTTTTTATGTTCAGCATTAATGATCCAACCCCCCTCATTTGATAGGTGTTCTTTACTGCAGATTTTACATTTACCGCAGGTATAAATTGTACGTTTCTTTCTTATCATTATGTTATCAACATAAAAAGACTTAATAAAACTATTAATCCAAGAGAAGTAAATATTATAATAAATATTCTATCCATTAGGTTTACTGTGCATTAAGGATGAACAGATAATAATCTAATATGTGCCTTTAGATCTCGAATTTCTTTTTTATATTCTTGAATAGTACTTTCGAAACCCTGAATTTGATGAGCTAACTTTTTATTATCACTTTCTAAACTATCTATAAGTGTAGTTAAATCAGATCTACTACTTTCAATAGATGGTTTAGATTTAATCGTCATCTTCTTTCGGTCTGACTACTCCAAATATGATGGTATAATTCATCTTGGTACTTGATTCAAAACCATCATCTTTAGCAAAAGGTTTAGTAGTAATACCTATCTTATGTCTGACATTCTTAAAATTGCAACCACTCAGAAAGAGTAGTATTAAAAGTATAGCTAAATATTTCATCTCTTTTTTCTGCCATGCCACCTTCGTTTCTTTAAAAAATAAATGTAATGCTTATTCATCTTGTTGTTTCTTCTTCTTATTCTTCTTATTCTTTTTGTTATTTTTCTTTATTTGTTTATCAATATTCTTTTTATTATTTCTTTTCTTTATCTGTTTAAGTTTTTGTTTAACAAAAGCAGAGTTCTTTTGAATCTGTTTTGATAAAACTATCTGTCCCTGCTGAAGTTTAAAAACTTGTTCCTTCATACTCCACGTTTCATGGAGGTTCCATCCCACAAGACCTATTAAGGCAGCGAGAGCCATAGCAATTATTTTGTCTTTCAGATCCATTTAAGTAAGTATAAGTATTATTATAACTACTACTACTGCAATAGAAATCTTCTTATGAGTCTTAATTAGATTCCATATATTTTGTATAGTTGGCATATTCCTCCTATTTCTTTTTGATTAAACCTGTTGCTTTTATTCCGAAAATTGCTCCAATAACGGATACCCAAATTGCCTGGAACCAAAAAGGAAGTGCAGCAAATCTGTCAAAGAAAAGATCCACCTTCATTTGTATTTCAGGATCTTCTGAAAAAACTGACCAGGCAAGTAAAGCAATTGGGATCGAAATTATGACCAAAACAAATTCGTCTTTCCAGTCATTCTTTTGATGTTCTAAAAGTTTACCATGGTACTCAATTTTTCCTTGAGCCATCAATTCTGCGTGTCTTAACTGAGCATCAGACATGAATGCTTTTGTTCTCTGTTTATTGGCATACAGGTGTGCACCTGTTTTAACTGCCATACCCAGTAAACTAAACCAAGCCATTAAGTATATCTCCAAACATTAGGTCGTACATTAAATTTAGGATTAACAGTTTCATCGCAATAGTCAACATGGGTAAAATTTTTAGCTACACCAATCCCTATAGGGGGTTCAGTATAGTTCATAACAAATTTTAAAAGTTGATATTGTGTTTGAGTATTGGTAGCCAGGTCAACTGCCAAACCTGTAGTATGAGGTCCATCCATTCCAGTTTTAGATACACTCATATTATAATTTGGGGATCTATATCCCGAATTAATTGTTACTCTTTCCTCAACATGTGTACGCCAAGCTTGAAGGAAATCTAAAATCCTAGGTGAAATTTTAAGTTCCTTAGAAGACTTGCATGCAAATTCTCCTGGCGTAAAATTAAACCATCTTTGAGAATCCCAGTCTGCTTCATGTGTGATCATTTATAATATCCTTTCAAAAACCACTTCATAAGTTTTCTCCATTTCTTTTTAAACCAGGGTGCTTTACCTGTTACCCAAGCTTCATTAAAATCAGGAGTAGTTTTATCGTCACCTTTGTATCTACCCTTTAAATCTCTTGCCCTTCTTATTCTCCAATTAGTCATACTGTTTTTCCAATCTATCCATGGAAATAAATTGACTTTCCTGGATATGACTGTCCCATATACCTAGTTCAACAATACCCCATGACCATCCAGTCAGGTTAAGCTTTGCATACTCCTCAATATGTCCGAAAGGCAACGCACAACCTACATTAATAATCCTAACGAAGTTTTTATCCCCAATTTTGGGAGCTTTCCAGTCACGATATTTATGAGTATGACCAAAAACTATATCATTAGTTGCATCGTTGGCAATCTGTATTTCACAGTTTCTGCCACCATATTCTTTACCCATAATATTCAATGGACAGTGGGTAAATGATACACCAGCTATAATTATAAACGCACCAAATTCTGAATGCTTCCAGTTTTTTAAAGTAAAGGAGTCATATAATTCTTTACGCATCATTCCCTGTATTTCAGGAATACCTTCTTCAAATCTATGTACACGCTGTTCATGATTCCCAAAGGTACAATGCCTTGGAAGATTGTCATTATCGATATATTTATCTAATAGATCTATAGCGGTCCTTAGAGAATCTATGTCCTGCATGTAGGCATCCTTAAGCTTACCAGCTTGAGAAGTATTCTTTTGAAAAAAGGATAGACTATCAAAGGAAGCAAAATCTCCAATTTGAATTATATAATCAGGTTGGTTGTCATGAATATATTTACCGATCCATTTGAATCGGTCTTGAGAAATTTTTGGAGAGTCGTGTGTGTCACCTATAACAATAATGCGATGACCTTTAAACATTAAACCTCATTCAATAGTTTGCAAGAAAAACGAACAAACACTTTATTAGTATTAATAGAAGCATATCCTAATTGTTGAAACATTTTAATAGAATTTTGATAACCCGCTATACCACATGCGTAGTAAGAATTATAAGCAGGTTTAATTTCAACAGATGGATAACATTGCTGCATTAAAGCAGAACAAATTTGAAGAAGTAAAACGTATTTCATATATACGTTTTATAAAATGAAATGTATGTTACAAACGCACTAAAGTATTATGCTTCTTAACACAAATAGAATTTGACCTAACATCATAACTCCTATGGTCATTAATAATTTCAAACAGAAATTAACTTTCTGCTCTAGATGTTTGAGATCGTTTGTTTT